GTCCAAGATGTGTAGACCATACTTCCTTGAAAATTGAACTTGATCTTTACCCAGAACAGCTTTTTCTTCTGGGCGCTTGCGTAGAGTAATACGTTCCTTCAAAACACTCATTTCTTTCGAAGCCGAAAACTTAAAGAATTGGTGCCGCCCTTCAGGGGTCAGCAGATCGGGACGACCAGATTCTTGGTAAAACTGGAGGGCGCGATTGTACCCGTCTTCGCGCAACGAGAACATTCCTAAATTAGGCATGAAATCGTTACCGAAACAGATCATTGACAAAGCCATATACTGCTCGGTCGGCAAAGGAAGTTGGTTTGAAAGTTCCCAGATATTCATAGTGGCAAACTCCGCAGTTTTCAGTTTCGGATCATCGAACTCTGCGCTTTCACGCAGGAGATGCATTTTATGAGGATCACTCAGTTCTTTGTTTTGGAGACAAATCAAGATAAGGTCAGCGTCCAGACCGTAAATACATACTGACTTTCGGTTCTCGGCGGGAATCTTTTTCAAATCAACAATGAGTTTATGTTCGCCTTCACCTGGAACAGTAGTCCTGCTGATTTCCGCGTACGGAAACTTGGCGGCAAGAGCAGCTTCGAGTTCACGCATATAGGGCGTATCTGGCGAAATAAGGTTACGATCAAACGTGGTTTCTTCCTTGATGCGCATACGGCGGTACCGCTGCTGAACGATCTTGGCGTACGGTACTAGTCCGTCAAGAGCAATCAGGACTTTCTTGGCGCGGCACACGTGTTCCAAGAGGTAAGCGAATGCTTCAATAATGGATTCCACAGGTCGCTCTTCTTTGAGGTAGCGGTGGATCAGACAGTTAAAATCTACACCTAAAACGTCAACTTCTAGTGGAAGTCCACGTTTTACGCTATCAGTTATGCCACGATGAGACTTAATCAAGCTTGCGAAATAAAAAGGAATGCCCATACTATATGTTATACTTCAGATACGCGTAAGCCAGATACACCTTCAGGTACTACCTTTTCACGGACTTTCATCCGCTCCTCAATTTCAACTGGTGTCAATTTTGTTTCCGCCCACTCACCCTGTGGGAGTTCAGTCGGTCCGTCTTTTGCGAGATTCGGAAGATCATGATCAAAAACACGAGGAGTTTCGATTTGTTCATCTTTCTTTGAACCCATCTTTCCGCCATTAATCCAGAACCCTTGAGCTTCGTCTACTGGAACTGTAGGGATACGAGACTGGTAGGTTGGCTGAGCAAAATTTGGATCGTGGACTTCGCCTTTCAAGTCAAAATATGTTTCAAAGTCAGAACAGGCTTTGCGTTTAGCCTCTTCTAACTGTGGATCATTAAGTGCGCGATCAGATTCGTATTCCATTACTGTGTTTGTTCTATGAATGTGTAAATACCGTTAGAATAATAAATGTTCCAGATTTCATGGTGGACAATTTTGGGTGCGGTTGGAGCTTTAGTTGTTGTCGTACTGTATGGTTACTCTATTTCGTCGCAAATCAAGGTAGCTGAGAAACCGGCTGGGTGCTCTTCGTGCCCTAAATCCGATCAGCCCACTACGTTGTGAGTTGACCCCCTTGCTTCTAGGAATGCTTTTACAGCCGCTACATCTTCAGTATTGACATGAAGAGTAGTTGATGGTTGACGTACAAGAGGTTGCTTATTTGTTTCCACAATAACCCCCGAATCTTCCGTAATTCCAGTAACTGTTTCTACTTCCCCGACCGGTATAGGAGATGGTGCGAGTCGAGTGGACTTGTATTCAGGAGTGGAAGATCGTTCAATTTTATCGTCTACAGTATCTGCTTCCACATGTGGAACAGTCGCTGCCGATGGAGCTACCAGTTGCCGAACGCTATCTGGAATCTGTATGTCTTTAAGTATGCTCTTGGGATCATTGACCATAGCGGTTACCGATCCCAGCGGATCACTCTTGAATTTATCAATTGTTTTTTGAGGAACCATACGGCGAAGTTGCTGTCTCCATCCAGCAGGAACGTACCGCCCTGCCGCTAGAGCTACGGCAACAATAATAAGAGCCAGTGTGGCTCCCAGTAAAGCGTTTGTGGTGGTCATATTTGTAGCTTGTCCGTCTACCACAATAATGGGAAGAGTAGCATTCTGGGTAGGGCTGTACGTGGGAGTTACAGTAGGGAATGAAGTTGTATAAAACTGCGGAGTAGCTGTTGCCGACATTGTCGTATTACTTACCTGCTGGAAACTTTGAGGAGATGGGTTAAATATGCTTGACGAACTTACAGTCACACTAGAAGTCTGTGACAGGGTTTCAGATGGTAAAACGGAAAAAGTTACACTTTGACTCATAGAAGAAGAAGAGGACATGGATGAAGATATTGATTGGGACCAAGTAGGAGAGATGGAAGACGACCCAGTTAGGGAAGCAGTATTTGCAGTAGTTAGAGAAGGTGAAGAGGAAGCTGTGGCGCTTATTGATGGAGTTGAAGCTAATGTAGCTGAAAGAGAAAGGCTTTGGCTCTGGCTTAACGTTGAAGACCCAGATTCAGACAAGGTTGCAATCGAAGATGCGGTCATGGAATTACTAGCAGATATGGACACGGAAGATGACGAAGCACTGGAAGATACATCGGTGGTTGGTGAAAGACTGGAACTGGGACTTGAAGATGAAGTAGAAGATACAGTCGTACTTTGAGATTCTGATAGTGTTACACTCGAACTAGACGAGGTAGTTTCAGATATACTAGAGCTGGAACCCCAAGATACAGACACAGACTGGGACTCAGGGCGGGACGGAGATACGGTTACCGAAGGAGCCCGAGAAGCACTCATAGTCCTGGACGTGGTTCGCGAATCGGTCCGACTCCCACTTTCTGATCTAGTAACTGTTCGGGTTGTTGATCCGCTGGCTGTTACGCTTCTTGATACAGAGGTAGACCCAGTCTCCGAAGCCGTCAAACTTGGTGATACCGGAGATCTTGTTAAAGACGGAGTTGGTGTTGGAGATGGAATGATAACGGTATACGACATGAAAAACACGGAACCCGAACCGAGATTGATCATATTGGCTCCGATTTGCGATCCACCCGCGTTGTAGAAGGTTGCTTCAAAAATATTACTTTGTTCTGTAGTTCCTACTGCTGTTCCCGAAAAGTCCATGTAGTACCATTTATTGGCATTGGTACATGACGGCCGACCGCACGGAGAGTTGTACCATGAGTATCCCGCTGCTGCTACTTGAACAGCCAAATCGCATCCGGTTCCACAACACGCAACTGCAGCCGAGGTTGAGAGACGAGGGGTAGCAGTACTCCCGTGTAGCTGAATAAATGGGGGAAGCGAGTTTGTTCCGTAAATTGCAAATGCGATCTGTTTGACTTTTAGACCTGTAGCTCCCGGAGGTAGGGACTGGGAAAGACCTACGTTGAGAGCACCTGAATCTGAACCACAACCAAGTCCAGACGCAGTAAACCCGTTCCAGTCGTATCCCATTGTCTGTGCCTTGGTTCCTGCGAACGCTAGGGCACTCAACAATAAACGCAGCATTTTATATTTACACGATTTTTGGTCTCTAGTTCGGATTTACAGAATATTTACCGAGTAGTAACAAAATGTCAGACCCCGTAGTACCTGCTGTCGAATCTGTGTCAGTTGAAGCCGCCGTTACCGGTGTAGTTGCCGATGTACCGGTTCCAGCTCCAGCTCCGGCTCCGGCAGTAGATTTTTCGGACACTTCGGCACTTCTTAAGTTTGCTCTTGTGAAGATTGCTGAGGCAGAACTAAAGGCTGATGCGACGTTAGATGATAAGATCAAGCAGGTCGTTGAGGCTTTGAAGACCGAGATCCGCAAGGCTGATCTTTCACCCACTGTTCGCGTGGCTGCACTTGACTGGTGCGATGATGCCCTGCCGTACGTCATTAAGGCCGTAGATATTATTCAAGCTGAAGTCAAGAAGGTTGCAGTAACCGAAATCGCTAAGATTCAAGAAGTTGCAGTTGCAGAAGTCAAGAAGTGCTGCCCTTCATTTTTCACGAAGAAAGCATGAATACTTTTCAAGGCTGGGTAAAGAAATCCTTTATGTAATATAATAAATGGAACTTATCAGTTCAGTCTTATCTGCTTTGCTGTTTGTGGCGTTCGTTCCCGGTGTACTTGTCACACTGCCCTCCAAGGCATCTCCCCGTCGCACGGTTATTCTAGTACACGCTGTCCTTTTCACTGTAGTCACAGGCTTAGTGATGCGATACTATTGGGTCAATATCAAGGGTTACCTTGAGAGCTTCGGTAACTTCGGACCAGTATGCCCGAACGGATTTGTTCAGCAGGGTAATGATTGTGTCCCGACCGGAGGACCGACATACAGTACGGATTCTGGAAAGGTGCCGCAGCTATCAGAATCTTCCCCTTAACTAGAATAAATGCAGAGAAAGTCTATTTTACTACTTGTTGGTTTGGCTGTTGCGTTATTTGTTTTAGTAAAGTATGTTCTCCCCAGCCTTGAAGGGTTTGCGAACCCCGATACAAAGGTGAACCCAAAGTGTCCTCAGGGATACAAGCAGTGTCCGTCGGGAGACTGTATCGATGAGGCGGATGTGCACCAGCAGTGCCCATAGAAAACGGAAATGGTTTTGTTAAGTCAGAGAGTATCATTACTGCCTTTAACGACTACAACATGACCGATATGCTTATCGACATGAACGAGCACATGATGTCATCCTGCTGGGGTGACGAGGCGATGATTGCCGACATGCAGACCAATACGGTTCAGCTTGTCGTCAACAAGAACAATAAGCTCACGTGGGGTATCCCGCTAGAGCGTGTTGTTGAGATTCCAGAGGACGGTGAGTCACTGGTGAAGTACATGGAGTTCTGCTCCAAGAAGATGGAGATGCTCGCGAAGGAGCGGGATAAGTTCAAGGACATGCCTGAGGCTGTCGCTTATATCCAGCACATTGCGCACACCAAGCGCTTCTGGACCATTAAGCGCAGCGAGTATGCTGAGCACTACCTCGAGTCTGATCTCGCGACTGCCCATGAGATGGGAATCCGAGAGCTACAGACTGAGATTGACGCCGCCAAGATGGCGGGTGATTGGGAAGGGTATGCTTACATGCTTCCGGAGATTGAGTATCTCCGCAAGACGATGGCGCTTTACAAGAAATGGGCAGACGACAAAAAGAAGCTCGACTGAGCAACACAAAAGGAGACAGGAGACAAATGTCCTCTCCGAATTTTTAATTTACCATCCTGGTGGGTCACTGTGTTCTGCTTGGCGCTCAAGGTAACGAGTCTTAACATTCTGGGGTAGGAAGTGTTTGTTGAGCACAGCTTCTACGATAGCAGGATCAAACTGTTTGCACGAGAACACATCTAGGTACATATCATTAGACTCTTCGACGAAATGGGCAGTGATATTTGACGTTTCAATAAGCTGAACAAGTGTGTATCCTTTCTTATTGCCTGTTCCAAACATAACGATTTGTGGTTTTCCGTAAGCGACCATATCAATACGCTTAACGAGAGTGTTAGTGAACTGTTCAATATTATGAGGGCAACGGATAGTTTGAGGAATGCAGTTGGCAGCATCTACAATTAGATGATACCCCCAGCGACTAATCATTGATATGTTCTTCAAAAAGAAAATAATGTTAAAGCCTTATCCATTTACCGACGACGGCGAGTTACTTTGCGTGTCTTGCGCCCCTTACGACCCTTGCGACCAGCCTTACGTGTTAATACTGGACCATACTTCACTTTATCTGTTCCTGACGACCCATCTGCTCCAAGACTCGAAGGAGTAAGGGTCTTAATATTTTTAGCTGTAAGTAGTCCTCCCCTCTTCTTAACCATTTGGTTTTTATCTTAGAAAAGAGTATAATCCAACATGATGTGGTCGGGTCTATACGCGGCTGCGCTCTTTTTTGTTCTAACTCCTGGCATTGTTCTGTCATTACCACCGGGCGGATCGCGCACGACGGTTGCTCTAACGCACGCCGTTGTATTCGGTGTAGTCTGGTGTTTGACGCACCGGATGGTGCTCAAGGCTCTATATTAGACACTTCGGATAAACTCCCACTTCAAGTAATCACAAATTTTCTGCCAGATTGCGTCGTGGGAAATTAGGCGGTCTCTGGATTTCAATAAAGGAAAGTAAACCTTGTACTCATCTAACTCTAGGAGTTCAAAGAACTTATAGAGAATGTATGAATAGGATAAGAAATTCGTTCTGTCGTCAGGACAGTAAATTAAAAAAGGGGCTTGGATTTCTTGGAACATTGCCCTTATTTTTTCTTCAATTTCAGGAGTAATTGTAGGGGGAGGGTTACCATTAAGTCTAGAAATAATATGAGTAGCATGCTCATAATACTTTGATCTATTCAGCTTTTTTAAGATTTCGCGCATATCTTTTTCCGTGAGTTCTGCCACATTTTGGATACGTCGCTTCTTGATTTCCAGAACAACTTCGTTCATCACTTCATTTGGAATTATGGTTGACTCCTTGGCTTGAAACTGGTTCAAAATTTCATTCAAATGGTTAATTTTTTTGTAAGCGTAATTGTTACGTTCCTTTGGAGGATCACGAAAACTCGGCTGGTCAGAAACTACAAGCATGTACTCTTCCGACCCACACAAAGGACATACTAAAATCCCTTCATCAGATGATTCTTCTCGAGCTATGTTGCATTTATCACAATGCTCAGTTAAGGCCTTCTTTACTTCCGCGGCTTCGCCAGTATTCAGCTTCATTCGACACGCAAATTCGTCAAACAGTTTCTTTTTAGACGGAGCAGCAGTTTCTGATGTATTTTGGTGTAAATATTTAGCAAATGTGTTTTGGTCAGTAGGAACGGTAGATTGCTGGACCTTTTCACCAGATCCGTAATACTTCAGCATGATGTCGGCGTTTTTCAAGTAATAATCTGTTAAAGGATTTGTTTGGTCTAGCCGTTCAGACAACTCTTTAATGTCTTCGCGAATTTTTGACGACTTTAAAATTTCAGGTAAAGACGCTAATTTTTCTAACGTTACAAGCTCAGTCTTCATAGACTCTAGCTGAATACGTAATGTATCAATATTTGTGGTTTCGTCACGTATTCCTGTGACAATTGATTGATGGACCGAATCCAAAGTTCCAGACACAACGTCAACCTTTTTAGAAGACGTTGTTTCTCGCTGCTTCTTTATTCGGAAGATATTGTCCATCTTATTATGTCCTTCAATTGTGGTTCCCTTAAACTCATTTTTTGCGGAAAATCAGAAGTGCCCCCAACGAAATCCACGCTATAATTGTTGGAATGAATGTATCGTTCGCAAACGTTTCTTTTACTTTGACTCTAGGACACTTTGATGAGTCTACAATCTTACATTTCGCAGGATCAAAATCAGGAGATAAATCAGGAGTTAACCAATTAAATGGCGACCCAGAGGTAACCTCGCACTCGTAACATTTACATGCCGGAGATGCCGACGCCGTAACTGAATTCATAAGGTACACTGGATTCAAACCTGCAATATCATTTATGACTCCAAATACCAAACCTTTACTTAAATTATTAATGTAATTGAATCGAGCTTGAACCGAACCGTCCGGAGCTGTACATGTACCACCGGTATTCACCATATACTGGTCTCCCATTTTTCGGCTGCCTACTAGGGTGTTCACATACGAACCAACGGCACCCAAATTAGTTCCTAACTGATTAAATGATCCCTCTGGTCCAACACCCAATGATTCAGGATCACCAATGTTAGCGGAGTAACTGTATGATGGACCTTTAATTTCAACTTCGGCTGCTGGGTCTTTACTTTTAACACTATCCCACAAGGAATTCAATCCGAGGTTCGCCATTGTGTTCTAAATGTGATTTTACTTGGCGCTTATATGATGAATTCGTCAATGCACACGGACGCTGTTTCAGAATAGCCGATGACGCTAACTCAAAAGAGTACCCGAACTTCTTACACACAAACAACAAAGCCAAGAATCCGGAGCGGTTGATTCCACACTGACAATGTACATAAATGTTTCCGGATCCGGGACTACGTAAAAAGGTATTCATAGTCTGTTCAAATTTTGGATACCATTTTAGAATGTTTTCTTCAAGACTGTCTAGCGCTTCAAGACACACATAATTATCGGGAAACTTTGTGCGAAACCATAGAGGACTATCTTTATCGAAAGCGCAGTTTATGACATGAGTTATATTGTTGGTTCGGACGAATCCTGGACTCAAGTACACTCCAGGACCAAAAATGATGTTTGTGTGTATTTTCGCGGCGGGTTCGTACTGCCAACCCCTTGTCCTTCGTCCTCTTAATAGCCAAGCCATTACTTCTAGTGTGCGCGAACATTTTAAACGAAAAACGAGGTTTAAAGATTGTGTGACTTAATTCAATCATAAGCAATGTCCGTGTTCACGACCCTAGTTTACGGCGATGATTCCAACAAGCCCATCGCCAACTTTACGACCACGTCTCTTAAGGATGCTGCCTACATCGTCAACGCTTACCTAAATACGCTGGAGAACGTAGATGTCACGAAGGAGTTTGTTATCAGGCAGTTTGATACTCCGTACTATATCAGCGATCAGCATCCTCCTCGTGCTGACGGCAGGCATTCGGTTCCCGATGTCAGTTTTGCGTACAAGCATGATGATGAGATCACGATGGAATACCGTGTTCATACCACGATCCATGACCATACTTGCGAATGCCCAATCCATAAGAACCGGTCTTAATTTTTGGAAAACGAATAAGTATTCATCGAATACAGAAAGATTACAATAAAATGCAGTATACTCCGGTGTTTCAGAATACTCACTTGCATTATGCAACGATAACGAAGCATGGAAAGGAAATTGCCTGTTCGCGTAATAGGGTTGGCTCCCGTTCTCTTGGATGTGGATACTCAAACCAAACGATACATGCAGAACGCGCAGTTGTGAAAAGTCTCGGAGACGTGTCACAACTTCGTGGGTGTGTTCTTACGGTAGTTAGACTCAATAAACAAAGTGAAATCATGTACTCCAAACCTTGCGCCTCGTGCGTCAAGTTTCTGGAGAAGTGTATTAAGAAGTACGGTCTGCTAAAGGTCCTTTACGCTGGTTCAAATCAGCGAGGAGCCCAATGTACCCACAACGTAAGCGATAGCGACAGCGACTCCGGCAAGGATAGCTGCTCCCATGTATGATGGGACACCGCCGGACGTATAAGTATTAGGAATGTACTGCAGAATTAGGGAGCGGGGAGTAGATAAAGAAATTATCATCGCCGCTAAAAAGAACCCGAAATAAGTCACCAGATTTTTAGCTGCGTACCGCACTGTAGAAAACATGTGCTGATTGCTGTGAAGAGTCGCAGCAGGCTTGTGTGGCTGGGCGTCTGAGAACCCGTTGGTTACGAACGGATCTGTGCCTCCGGTAACAATTGGGGCGAACGTCGTCGACTGAGGAAGTGAAGGATTCTGGACGGGTCCGGATCCTAATAAATCACTCAAATCAGTGGCGCCTTCCATTTACTTTATTTAAATGAAGGTAATTCGCATTCCGCATCTTCCGCAACGTACTTTATACATTTATCGCCATGACGTACAACCCGTCCTTCAATTTCTCCGGCCGGAACTGATAGAGCATGACGCACCGGAATAGGGCGGTGAAAGAACATGATTGTAACACCCAACCCAATCAAAAATGAAAGAAAAGGTACTGCCCGCTCATTACGAAAAATTCCGATGATACGACTGATCATCTCTATTATTACTGAGAAGCGAGTAAATTGAGAGAAGTTTGTTTGCCGTCGCACGGAACATCTACTGCCTTAAACTTAACACACCCTGTTGGGGTATGAAACGGTTTTTTTGAATTTGGGGTAGGCACACCCTTTTCGTCTCGAGGCGGAGGGGAGAATACCGCGACAATTAGCATACCTACAATTGTACCAACAAACAACCACAGAAGGGATATCATTATTCTTATCGGAGTTTATTGTAAAATTGGGAGACTTAGAAACAGTCTACTTGAACTGAAACGTCCGCTAAGTGAGGACTATCTGTTGTGAAATACACGTTCAGCAAATCTCCTTGGGCAAAATTCACGGAACTGTTGTAGTATGTTGTGATAGTATTCGTCCCTGTAAGTGTTACAGTAATGGATGTAGGATTACTTAAAGATGCGCCAGTTGTAGCGCCTTTACAAACCGTTATTGTAAGAGTATGACCATCCCCAGGAGCTGTGCCACACGCTACTGACATTCCAGATACAATCATAGG